GTGGGTGGGTGTGGGCCAGTGGGGGGTACGGCGCTATATGTATACAGCCACACTCTAAAATCAGGAAAATGAGTCTGTTAACCACACAGTTTTATACAGCCATTCCCACACGCAATGATTTGTGGAGAGCAATAACACAGGCGTTTAAAGTGGTTAAGCCACCCACCCCTTACTAGTCCTAAACAAACGCCACCACAGTCGTTTAATCCATGCTAAGCTATGCTGTAGCAGACATAGACGGATGCAGTTTGCACTAGGGCCATTGTTGTTTGTCTTCTTAAGTGTGCTACAATTCAACATGAAAGCAACACCATGTAAAAATAACACTTGACAAGATTTCTCAAAACGGTAAAACTACCTCTATTGGGGGATTAGGGGGCTTAGAAGACAACAACGCTGATGATGCTTGTAGCTTCTGTGTAACAAACAACAAACAATTAATATAGTAATTAATGAATCCCTGTAGCGCTAAAGAGCTTTAAAGTCTATATAGTAGACAATAGATAAAATAACAATAATAATTCACGATATGAAATGCACTAATGCCATTAAACTAAATGTTTGTTCAACAAAAGAACAAGTAAATGCTTTAGGTCTTCTTGATGTGTTACCCTATAGCGCGGCGGCTTATGTCTATAAAGCTATATATAAGGACAAAGCTGAAACTGTTCACATCCCTCATTCAGATGTTTACTTTGTTAGGGCTGCGCTGGAAAAGCATACAGGTTTCTATTTTCCGTTAGACAGAGTTGAAGAGGCTATGAAGGCTGAAGGCTGGCGTGATAGGAAAGGCAAAGGTCGTTACTAATGATTAAACGTGGCAAAGAAGAGTTTTCAGGGTATAACAAGCCTAAAGCTACACCGAAGCATCCAACTAAGAGTCATGTTGTGTTAGCCAAAGATGGTGACAGCGTGAAGCTCATAAGGTTTGGACAGCAGGGTGTTAGCGGTAGTCCTGATGGTAGCAAACGCAATGAAGCGTTTAAGGACAGGCATGCTGGCAACATTGCTAAGGGCAAGATGTCAGCGGCCTATTGGGCCAATAAAGTTAAGTGGTAAAACATATGGCAAATAAATCTACAGTGAATGCTGCTGGTAATTACACCAAACCAACAATGCGTAAGGCATTGGTGGCTAAGGTGATGGCAGGTAGCAAGGGTGGTAATGCTGGTCAATGGAGCGCTCGTAAGGCGCAGATGGTTGCTAAAGAATATAAAGCTAAGGGTGGTGGATACAAATGAAAGCTCCTCAGAAGTCTTTGAAGGATTGGGGCGATCAGAAATGGAAAACAAAGTCTGGTAAGCCTTCCTCTGAGACAGGGGAGCGCTACCTGCCTGAGAAGGCCATCAAGTCTTTGTCTTCACAGGAATATGCTGCCACCACCAAAGCCAAGCGTGAGGGCACAGCAAAGGGTAAGCAGTTTGTTGCTCAGCCAAAGAGCGTAGCAAAGAAGACGGCTAAGTATCGTTAGTTATGTATATAGCGCAGTTCATTGTATGCATGGCACAGGTGTGTACTTTGTTAGAACGAGAGCCATATGTTATGCACACCGACATAGGAAGTTGCAAACTTGCAGCGTCTATGGAAATGAAAGAGTTGGTGGTTTGGTTAAAAGACAAACCTGTTGAGGCTGTAGCGGTTGTCTGTATAGATCGCACTAACAGCATTGTTTAATTGAAAGAAATATAATGGCTACTGAAACTCCTGAACAAATGGCAGCACGATTCCGTAAGATGGCTGAAGACAAAAGCTTGCCACAGTCTGTCCGTAACACCTATCTAGACAAAGCCAACGCTGTTGAGAAAGCGGCTGCTAAGCCTACAATGGCTAAGGGTGGTATGGTCAAATCTAAACCAGCGAAGAAGACGGCTAAAAAGAAATGAGTTATTTGACAAGCAACATTCCATATTTTAAATGTTGGGTTAGGAAAGAGTTTACAAACGGACATCAAAACTATCACGGCGAATACATCCATGCGCTAGCAGTTGCTGTTACAACTATGCCAGATAGATGTCTTAGCTTTCAAGTTATTTTTACTGGTTGTGAAGCAGACGATGGTAGTCAAGCAAATGTTCATGGTGGTGCTATGTGGGCGAGGATGCCCATCACAGCTTTGGTAGGTGACATAAAGCTAGACCAATGGCCTGAGCGTATGAAGACACATTTGGCACAGCCTTGGGATTGTAGTAGTTACAATCACAGTGTTATTCGAATTGACAGGGCACAGCCTTCACCGTGGTTGTGTAAGATTGATAATGAGTTCCACACAGGACGATATCTGTTTACAGTTGATTATGCAGAGAGTGATGTGTCAGAAGACCCTTCACAGCATAAACAAAGTCATGTGTTGATGCTAACAGATGCAGGGGAATGGACAGGTAATATAGTGGCTCTACCTAACAATAGAGTCAGAGTTACAAGTCCAGCATATTGGAATACTGGAGAAGGTGCCCCTGACTTCCGTCCTAGCCAGTGGGCACATTGTGCGGAGCAAGATGATTCGTACATGGATGCCAATGTTACTTTTAATAACCTATATATGGAGAATACGAAATGATGCATCCAAAAACGATGGCTACTGGTGGTATGAGCAAAAAGGGATATGCTGCTGGTGGTGCTGTTAAGACTATGGCTAAGAAGGGTTATGCCGCTGGCGGTATGCCTATGGTTGAAAAAGATGGCATGAAGATGCCAGCGTTTGCTGCCGATGGAAAAGGCAAGATGGCTAAGGGTGGTGCTGTTACCAAGAAGATGATGTATGGTGGCATGCCAATGGCTAAGGGTGGTGCTGTTAAGCCAATGGAAAAGAAAGCCGGTAAGCCAGCTATTGCCATCATGATTGGTGTTGCTAAGCCAGCCGCTAAGCCAATGGCTAAGAAGGGTAAATAATCATGTCTATTCTAGGTAAGTTTGCAGCAAAGGCAATTAAGAAAGATGCTACCGGCGCTGTGCAAGCTGAGGTTGAGCATCTAACTAAAATGAGGGAAATGGTTTCAAAGAAAAAGGCTGAGCTTGAATCCATTGCCAAATCAGGTGAAACGGACGATAAGTACTATTCTAAAATGGAACTTGAACGCAGATCAGAAAACAAAGAAACATCCAAGTCTTTGAAAGAGAAAGAACGCGAAGGTTCACTCAGCAAGAAGCAAGTTGAAAACAGAATTGATGCCAATAAGAAAAGACCAATGAGTAGCGAAAGTATGCGCGACAGCATTCAAAAAGCTGCTGATCGTGAATCAGATGATATGGATTTCAACAAAGGTGGTATGGCTAAAAAGTATGCCAAAGGTGGAATGGTGATGGCAAACTGTGGAGCATCAGTGCCAGCATCACAGAAGTCAAAGAAGTAATGGCTACCAAGAATAGAACAGTTGGTAAAGAGTTGTTGACAACTAACAGCACCATCTACACTGTACCTCCAAGATTTGTAGCCAGTGTAGATAGCATTATTATTTCTAATGCAAATTCTAGCACTGTAACATTTTCACTCGATTGGTATGATTCAAAGACTACAACATTTTATACCATTGCTGAACAAGTATCTATCAGTGGTCACAGCTATGTACAGATTGTAGATGGATTTATTCTACAACCTAATGACACCCTGCGTGGACTAGCTTCTGTTGCAAGTGTAATCACTATATCTGTTAGAGTGAAAGAAGAATATCTGACGGCACCGCAATAACGAAAGATTAACATGGCAAAAGAACTTACAGAACAACACAAGAAATTCCTTGATGTATTATTTGGTGAAGCTAAAGGCAGCATCAATCAAGCTAGGCGCTTGGCTGGCTTTTCTGAAGGCTATAGTAGCCGCATGATTACCAACTATCTCAAGGAAGAAATCATTGAAGCCACACAGCTTTACATTGCAATGAATGCACCTCGTGCTGCTCTTGCTATGGTTGATGGTATTCTTGACCCAACAGAGCTTGGCATCAAAGAGAAGATGAGTGCTGCCAAAGATTTGCTTGACCGTGCTGGTCTTGCCAAAACAGATAAGATTCAAGTTGAAGCAACAAATGGTGTTATGATCTTGCCAGCAAAGGAACGCGAGGAAGACTGATGCAAGAACTTGAGCTTGGTAAATGGATACTGCCACAGCCAGAAGATAAAAAAGAATATGTTCCTATTCCACGATTGGCTAGGACAGTTCCTTTTGGTTATAAAAAAGATGAGAACGATGACAGCTGGCTTATCCCTATACCTCAAGAACTTGAAGCGCTTGAAAAAGCAAAGCTGTATGTTAAACAATACGCTGTGCGGAAGGTGGCTATTTGGCTAACGAAAGTAACTGGTCGAGAAATCAGCCATGTTGGTTTATCTAAACGATTAAAAAATGAGCAGTCCCACAAACGAAAATCGTCTACTTATCGAAAGCTTGCCGACAGGTACGAAGAAGCCCTTAAGAAAGCGGAAGAGTACGAAAAAAGAACAGGCACCGGCCAAGAAAGTTTCTTTACCACAGATCGTTACGGAGCCATCAGAGACACCTTCAGCGACAGCAGCACCCGTAGTTGAATTACAGAACATCATCTTCAAGCCTAATGCTGGCCCACAGACTTCTTTCTTAGCAGCGCCAGAGCGTGAAGTATTGTATGGTGGCTCTGCTGGTGGTGGTAAGAGCTATGCAATTTTAGCAGACCCATTGCGTTACATGGGTCATCCACAGTTTTCTGGACTTGTTCTACGCCACACTACTGAGGAACTTCGTGAACTGATTTGGAAAAGTCAGGAGATGTATCCGAAGATATACCCCGGTATCAAGTGGAGTGAGCGAAAGATGCAGTGGCAAGCGCCTTCGGGTGCCAGATTGTGGATGTCTTACCTCGATAGAGATGAAGACGTTATGCGATATCAGGGTTTGAGCTTCTCGTACATAGCTTTTGATGAGCTTACACAGTGGGCAACCCCATTTGCGTACAACTATATGCGTTCACGGCTGCGTACCGCTGCTCATGATCTGCCTTTGTACATGAGAGCCACTACGAATCCGGGTGGTCCCGGCCACCAATGGGTTAGGAAGATGTTTATTCTTCCTTCTCCACCGAATAAATCGTTCTTTGCCACCGATATTGAGACAGGCGAGGTGATGAGATACCCTAAAGGGCACAGCAGAGAGGGTGAGCCGCTATTTAAACGCAAGTTTATACCAGCAAAGCTGTCAGATAACCCGTATTTGGCTGAGTCTGGTGACTATGAGGCCATGCTGCTGTCACTTCCAGAGCATCAGCGCAAGCAATTGCTTGATGGTAATTGGGATATTGCAGAAGGTGCTGCTTTCTCTGAGTTTAACAGGGCAATTCACGTTGTTGAACCCTACGAAATACCACATAGCTGGCCTAGATTCAGAAGTTGCGACTATGGCTACGGAAGTTACAGCGCTGTGCTGTGGTTTGCTGTAGCTCCTGACGATTCTGTGGTGGTTTATCGTGAATTGTACGTTAGCAAGGTGTTGGCAGAGGATTTAGCCGTCAAGATTTTGAGTCTTGAGGGTAATGAGAAGATTAGATATGGTGTGTTGGACAGTAGTTGCTGGCATAAGCGTGGCGACACTGGTCCATCCATTGCAGAGCGTATGATTATGAAGGGATGCCGCTGGCGACCCGCTGATCGTAGCTCTGGTAGCCGTGTTGCCGGTAAGAATGAGGTGCATAGGCGCTTGCAGGTTGATGGTTTCACTGAACAACCACGCATTACATTCTTTAATACATGTATTCAGATCATTGGTGACCTCCCTACATTGCCCTTAAGTAAGGTGAATCCAGAGGATATCAATACCAAAGTTAGTAACGATCACACTTATGATGCCCTCCGTTATGGGCTTATGAGCCGTCCTCGTAGCGGATTATTTGATTATAATCCACTAACTTCTCAATCTGGAATGATTATTGCAGACCCTGTTATGGGCTATTGATGGTATACCTTCAACGGTACAATAAATTTAATGTGGAAAATACATGGCACTAATTGATAAACCCTCTAATGATAAGTCATTAGCCCTTGATGATGCTTCTAAAAAAGAAGATAGCTTTAAGGGAGATACTCTGCTTAGCTTTATTGAGAAACGATTTACTCGTTCTGAAGAAAGCCGCCGCCCTGATGAAACTCGTTGGCTCAAAGCTTATCGGAACTATCGTGGCTTGTATGGTTCTGACGTACAGTTTACTTCCACTGAAAAAAGCAGGGTTTTTGTAAAGGTTACAAAGACTAAAACGCTTGCTGCCTATGGTCAGATTACAGATGTGTTGTTTTCTAACAACAAGTTCCCGTTAAGCATCGACCCTTCTGTTTTGCCAGATGGTGTTCTTGAAGCTGTACATTTTGACCCTGCGGCTGCTCCTAGTGTTCCTTCCATTCCTTTTGGCGATGAGGGTTCTGCAAGCATTGGCAAAGATTTCAGCTTAGACAATATTGAAAATATGCTTGGTGCTTTGAAAGAAGACCTCAAGGATGTTAAAGGTCTTAAGAAGGGTCCGGGCGTTACACCATCGTCACTTACATTTAGTCCAGCTATGGTGGCTGCTAAGAAGATGGAGAAGAAAATCCATGACCAGCTAGATGAGAGTGGAGCGAGTAAGCATCTTCGCGCTACGGCATTTGAAATGGCACTGTTTGGTACAGGCGTTATGAAGGGTCCGTTTGCTGTCAACAAAGAATATCCAAACTGGACAGATCAAGGCGACTACAAGCCAGTAATCAAAACTGTACCAGAGGGTTCGCATGTTTCTCTTTGGAACTTCTATTGGGACCCTGACGCTAGCAACACAGAAGATTGCCAATACATCATTGAACGACACAAGATGTCGCGCACTCAGCTTCGCGCTTTGAAACGCCGTCCACATTTCCGCAAGAATGTCATTGACCAACTCATTGAGCAGGGTGAGTCCTATACTAAGAAGTATTGGGAAGACGATCTGAAAGACTACGCTCCGAACTACGGAGTTGATCGTTTTGAAGTGTTGGAGTATTGGGGCAATGTCACCATTGAACTGCTCAAAGAAAACGAGATTGATGTTCCTGAAGAGTTTGATGACGGCGATGAGATGCAAGCTAACATCTGGTATTGCAATGGCAAGATTATTCGTCTTGTTCTTAATCCGTTCAAGCCCTCCCGCATTCCCTACTACGCAACTCCATACGAACTGAATCCATACTCACTTGCTGGTGTCGGCGTTGCTGAGAACATGGACGATACCCAAACATTAATGAACGGCTTCATGCGGATGGGTGTTGATAACGCCGTCTTGTCTGGCAATCTAATCTTTGAGGTTGA